ACCCAGTTGTCGGGATTATAATCCACTATTCCAATCCCCAAATATTTTAGGTGCTTGTTTTTCCGCCTCTTCCATATGATATTCACCAGGGTAATGCTTTAGGCAACGATATGCTTCTTTTCGTACAGCACTCGGTACTCGTGGAGTTTTCTTGGGATCCATTAAGTCTACAAGGAACTGCCTTGTGTTATTTACAGCATTACACCTTTCATTTGGCATTGTCATTGCGATACTCCAACTCGTTCTGCATAGCAATTTTAATTGCTGGATTGATTGACGGCACATTCTTAATGACGGCTTCAATGTGGTCAGTGGTCATGTCACACAAAGTAATATATGACAGCGGTTGATCGCCGGCAATGCCATATGTTCCCCAATCACATGACTCTCTAACCTGTTCATGAGAATCTGCAAGTGTAACGGTCAACAATTCTTCGTCACCGTTAGCACTGGAACGAATATAACTTAATCCACCATCAACCATGTACTCGTTGCCGTTCTTATCCTTGTGAGTAACATAATCATGCCGGTGTCGGCTTTGCAATAATGTGCCGTCTGGGGTTCTCATTGCATTGCGTATCATACGATAATCTGTATCTGTCATTACATCTATCCTATTTCAATTTGGCGAGCTAGTAAGGATTCGAACCCCAATCGCAAGGTTTTGGAGACCTGCATCTTACCATTAGACCACTAACTCATAAATAAGTATTGGTGTTTTAACAGCTTCCCGGAACCGAGATCTTCAGTTCTCCACCGCTTCAAACTATCGTACCCAAGTGTACGGACTACTGTCATCGTGTTCCAATTCTTAGGAACTACCCTAAGTTCTATCATAGAAGGAACAACTTACTACTAGCACAGAGTTAATGTGCTTGTCTGTTATACGAAATAATCTTTACGCTGTTTGATATTCCACTTCTCAACAACAGGAAGTCCAAACTCGTCTTCACCAACTACCACATAAGCAACTGTCTTCTTAACAGTAGCATAACGGCGTCCGCTATCTCCCCCAACTCCATGAGATCCTACCCATACAACATGTGGGTGGTCTTCGCAAAATGCAAAATTATCTGGATTATTACTAAATTCAAAGTAATTTCCGTATTCTTTTTCAGTGAAAACGCCTATTGGATCTGCTGTATGAGTGTAATATGCCATGTAACTACTGCCTCTTTGCGTTAATATGTATACTATTATACAGTATTTTGCTGGTAAGTCAACCGTTTTTTACCGGTATTTGTGGTTTAGATAAGTACTATTGTAGGTCATACGGGTCGTAGGAGACGCACATGATAGAGATAGCAGGGGCAATTAGCCTGGCAAATGCCGCCTTCAAGGGCATTCAACGAGCAGTCGCGGCGGGTCGAGAAATAGAAGATGTTGCTGGATATTTTGGTAAGTTCTTTGATGCTAAGGATCAGATAATAGGTGCTAGCCAATACGGTCAAAATCAACCAATGATTAAAAAGTTATTCAGTGGCAGTAGTGTAGAAGCACAGGCACTAGAAATAACAGCCGCCAAACATAAAATGGCAAATCTTGAGAAGGAACTCAGAGAGTTTTTAATATATTCAGGACAAGCTGGGTTCTATGAAGATATGATGAAAGAACGCAGAGCAATCCAACAAGCTAGAATGCGGGCGGCAACGCTCAAGGCAGAGTCTAGAAGGTTCTGGTTTGATATGGGTGCTATTGCTGTGGGCATAACAGCATGTGGTGGTATAATAGGCTTTATGGCTAGTTTAATTACATCAGCTAGTTAAGTAAGTGGCGGAGAGTGAGGGATTCGAACCCTCGATACAGTTACCCATATACCTCCTTAGCAGGGAGGCGCTTTCGACCACTCAGCCAACTCTCCGTATGTAGACATTATAGTAGTTATCACGTCTTGTGTCAAGAACTTTAGAAAGTGATAAATACTGCTATGCCTAGATTAAGTTTATGGAACAAGAACAAAACAAACGACTATGATTTTCAAGATAGAATTATTGCCGAGAATATCAACGCGGGTGGAACAGGAGTCTATGTACACAAATACATAGGAACATACACTGATGACACCACTGCAAGTACCGGAACAGGAGACTTGTATATACAAGATGTACTGTTTTTAGAAAACAGAGACAGGAAGTATGATACTGATATCTACGAATTACGTGGCAGTTATACTCCCGGTGATCCAGAGTTTGACTTAACACAGTTTGGACTGTTTGTTAACAATGACTCATTGTTTATGACTTTCCATATGAATACCTTAGCTAGTTTATTAGGCAGACGTTTAATGGCAGGTGATGTTGTTGAGCTACCTCATTTACGAGATGACTTATTACTTGGTGGCGGTGAAGCCGTTAATAGATATTTTGTTGTTAGTGATGCAGGCAGACCAGCAGAAGGCTACGATGCAAGATGGTGGCCCCACTTGTGGAGAGTGAAACTAACTAACATAACAGACAGTCCAGAGTACAGAGATATACTTGGCACTGGTGAAAGTGCTGACGATTTACGAAATATATTAAGTACTTACAGCACAGAAATTGCTATATCAGATAAAGTTCAAGCATTGGCGGCGGCTGAAACACCGTATGATGCAGACTATGTAGCTGGTGGTCATTTGTATGTAGAAGGTGACGCACCTGGAATTTATCTTCCTAATGTCGATGGCACTCCTCCAAACGGAGCAGTTATAGTTGGCAGTGGCGCAACATTCCCGGCAGATGCAAACGAAGGCGATTACTTCCTAAGAACAGACTTTTCACCGCACAGATTATTCTTAAAGAACTTGAGTGTTTGGCGTAGGGTTAGTGATGATAAGACACAGGCATGGTCGGCGGCTAACAAGATACTTACTTCGTTTGTTAACAATGATGACCAAAGAATTAATACTGATGGTACAACTGATTCAGTTAAAACTAATCTCAGTAAAATAGTGAAACCGAAGGCAGACTAGTATGGCAAATATGGATTATTTTTATGACGCACAGGTAAGAAGATACTTACTACAGTTCATGCGGATCTTTGGTGAATTTAAAGTTTCCGAAGGTAAACGTGGCGGTGTTACATATTATAACAAAGCTCCTGTTAGATATTCAGACATGAGCCGAATGGTTGCTCACATCCTTACTAAGGGTGGCGAGAACATGATTAACAGCACTCCATTTATTGCATGTAGTATACAAAGTTTATTAATTGCTAGAGACAGGACACAAGATCCAACACTAGTTTCCAAAGTGCAAGTGGCTGAAAGGGCATACGATACTAATACTTCAACGTACGGCACTGGAAAAGGAAACTTATATAGTACAGACAGAATAATGCCTGTACCTTACAACTTAACAATGCAAGTAGATATTTGGAGTAGTAATACTGACCAGAAACTACAGTTGTTAGAACAAATTTTAATATTATTCAATCCAAGTTTGCAGTTACAACAAAACTCAAATCCGTTGGATTGGGCTAATATATTCGAAGTTGAATTAACTGATATACAGTGGAGTAATAGAAGTATTCCAGCTGGTGTCGATGAAACGCTCGATGTTGCTACGCTGACATTTGTTATGCCTATATGGCTAAGTCCGCCGGCGGCAGTTAAACGTCAAAAAATTATTAACTCTATTACTGCTAATGTGTACAAGACAGATAGCACAGGCGACTTAGGGTACGATTCAGATATTTACGACTTCTTTAGAACCATAGACGGTGATATGGAAATTCAAACTATTACACCAAATAACTATTGGGTAAGTATAGATGGTGCTGAAGCAACACTATTTAAAAGTGCTCCAACTGGTACTCCAGCTCAAAGTGTTTACGATGACGGAACTACCGTGAAAGCAAATTGGAATGACTTATTAGAAGTGTTAGCACCTCAAACTAGCAGTGGATCTGCTGGCTCGAATGCTGTAAACCTTGCAGATATTCCGTTAACGGCTGGAAGTACACTACAATTAAATATCAATAATGACCTTGAAAGTGCCTCGTTAATCACAGGAACTATTGTCAGGTCAGTGACAGATACTGCTAAGTTAGTGTTCACATTAGACAGTGATACATTGCCTAGTACAACACAAACTGATGTAACAAGAATTGTTAATCCGCTTAATAATTATCCAGGAGACGGCACACTAGTTGCAGTTGCAACTGGACAACGATACTTGCTTACTAATGAAATTGTTGGAGACAACTGGGGCATCTTTAATGCAGATGTTCACGATATTATAGAATACGATGGTGCTAAATGGATTGTATCGCTTGATGCTAGTGCTCAAACTACAGTACAATACGTTAAAAACTTATACACAAACAAACAATACAAATACGAGAACGCCTCATGGACAAGCACACACGAAGGTCAGTACAACCCAGGATATTGGAAACTGAACCTGTAAAAACATTCGAAGGGATTGCTGGAGCAGGAGTTTTGTTTCTTGCTAAAGACACTGGACGATGCTTATTCCAATTAAGGAATAGTGATAAGCGTCATAAGAATACTTGGGGTTTTTGGGGTGGCATGATTGATAATGGTGAGACTCCATTTGAATGTATACAACGTGAATTAGAAGAAGAAATTGGGTTCGTTCCAGAACTACAAAAATTAAATCCTATAGATGTTTATCAAAGTAGAAACAAAAACTTTATGTATTACAGTTTCGTTGCTGTTGTGCCGAGTGAGTTTATTCCTACGTTAAACGATGAAAGTGCCGGGTATGCCTGGGTTGATATCGGCAAGTGGCCCAAGCCGTTACATGACGGTGCAAGGTCTACACTTGGCAGAAATAAAGGCACAGATAAACTACATACCATCCTAAAAATCAATATGTGATAAGTACTAGTATGTCAAAAGATATTATAAATTTTGATGTAGTTAGACTGACCACCGAGCTGAACAAATACCACAAACACAAATCTATACCTACATCGTTTTTTAACGGTACGTGGACAATACCCCATTTACTAAAGATTTACGATGAGTTAGAGAGTTATCACCAAAATATAGCTGATAACTTAATCGAGCAGTATAAAGTATCTGTTCAATCTAGTAGTGAAGGTTTGTATAAAAGTTTAGTAAACGAGTATAAAGCGTTTCTATCTACTCAGACTACTCGAGATCAACGATGGTACTATCCACCGGTGATGAATAAGTATCGACATAACATCAATCCTATAAGAGCGTTAACATTTGATGTTCGAGAAATGGCGTATGTGGGTAATGCTTCAAGTAGTCATCACCAATGGCTGTCTGATTTAATAACAGATCCAAACTTTTATCATAGAGTAATACAAGATATAATTAAAGACAGAGAACGTGTAGATATAATTTTAAATTTTTATCATCCTGCTTATATTACTGCCGGATTAAATATTCCGTTTGAATTAAAACATTTGCAAACGTTACGCACAGACTTACTTGAGTATGCAAAATTATTTACGGAATTTAGAAACTGGACTCCGGACGAATAATTATTTGCCTGTGGCTATCATAATTCCGTTCCAATCCTTAGGCAAGTCTTGTGTCTTTTGAAATTCACAGCGTTCAATCCACATAGTATAGTAGCCTTTCATTTTGCCGTCAAACGTTTTAGATAATTGCTTACATAATTTAATTGCTTTATCAAAATCTTGATTGCGATAATGTTCATGCATTTGTGCATGTAGTTGTTTGCCTTTAACATACTTAGTTAGCTTAATATCTAATGCAGTATATATTTCTATGCCAACGCTTTTACCTTTTACTTGCAAGTCATCTACTTTTAAATAAAAGAAATTATTCTTAGTATGTTTATATGTATCACCGCCCACAAGGAGTAAACATCCGTACTCTTTACATTTGCTTTCTATTCTTGCCGCGGTACTAACTGCATCTCCGAGTATGTCGTAACTGTGCCTGGCAGTGGAGCCCATTTCCCCAATATAACCGAGCCCAGTATTAATACCAGCACCCATACCAATGGGTGGTCTGCCTTCTTTAACAATTTTATCATTGAATTTCTCTACTGCCCTGAGCATTAATATGCCTGTTTCCACCGCACTCTTAGGGTGGTCTGGATCATCCATTGGAGCATTATGTATATGCATACTGGCATCACCGATATATTTAATCACCATGCCGTTTGCATCTAGTATAGGTTGTGTAATTGCATCCATATACCCGTTCATTATTTCTGTTAACCCTTTAACATCATCGCCAAAGCTCTCGCCTAATGGGGTAAATCCACGTAAATCTGAGAAGCATATACTTACTTCCTTCTTCATACCCTGCTTAATTAGTTCTGGGTTTTCTTGCAACATACGAACCACTGTAGGAGAGGCGTAACCGGCAAATTGTTTTTGTATCTCAGCTCTTAGTTTAAATTGTATCCAGAAGTTATTAAAACTTGCCTGTGTAAATATTAAGAAACTTGCTATTGCTGGAAAAGTAGCATCAAATAATACTAAGTTTGCAGTATAAGAATATATACTATAATATACAATTCCGCCTATAATAGTAACTGTGGTCACTAAACCTACCCAAATGTGCGATTTATATATTGCTAGACCTATTAATATCATGCCCAGTAACGCACACAGAAGCTCGTACACAGCACTTAACTCGTTCCTGGTAATGTTACTGCTATCTATAAAGTTTTGTAGCATATGAGCGTGTATTTGCTGTGGATACAAGTTGCCTCTTGGTGTAGGCACAGGATTTGCAATACCTTCTGCTGTAACACCTACTATAACCATTTTGCCTGCAAGATGGGTCAGAGTTTCGGCTCCTAAGTATTCAATTTCCTCGAATGTATTATTAAAGCGAATGTATGCTGTGCCGTCTGACTGTGTTACAATTGGATCGTATCCTTTAACTGTAACTTCTTGTATTCCTAATTCGCTAGTTTTAACTATATAACTTTTTTGACCTTTACTTACCCTTAGCATTTCAATAGCAAAACTAGGATACAGTCTATCGCCAACTGTAATTGCTAATGGGTATGTTCGTGTTTGATTATCTGGCTGTGGCGCTGACGCTGTTACGCCTTTGCCGTTTGCTACTGCTTCTAGTAGCGGAATGTTTGTAACTAAGTTGGGCCACTTTAGTAAATAATTTTTTGCTGGCACAGGACCGATTGTGCCTGTTCCTATATGTGGGCCTGATGTTTTAATGCCTCTTGTACTAGTTGCTTGACTTAATACATTAAAGTTAATAGGATTACGTCTTGCTCCTTGCACATTAACTTTATTTTCCATCAAGTAATTAGCAAATATTTCATCTCCGGCGAATCTATCTGCTTCAGGAAACATAATAGTCCAGCCTAGCACACCGCCTCCGGCTCCTGCAACATCTATCACCAGTTGTGCATAGTATTGTCTGGGCCAAGGGTATTGACCATTAACTGCTAAACTTTTTTCCCCGATGTTTAATAGTACAACATCCTGGCTTTGCTTAATTTCATCTAACTGTTGATATGCATCAAATGTTTGCCCTCTAACACTCTGTAGTGCCGTTGGATCTGCTACTCGCAATGCAAGTAGCAACACAATAGATATCAATACTGCATAACCACTATATAAAAATTTCATAACAGTATTTAGCTGTTATTCAGTGTCGTTGAGTGGATTTTCAAGTATAGTCATTATCTTGTCTTCCAGCTCTTTTCTTAACTCTCTAGTTTCTGCATCCATCTCTTTAAAACGTGTATTCATATCACGTTCCATAGCATACACATCATTTCTAATTTCTCTTTGTGTGTCAGCTGATGTTTTTTCAGTTTCCCTTGATAAGTCCATTGCTACTTTAACTTCGTCTCTAGCTGAATTAATATCTGCTCTCAAATCCGTTTTAATAACTTCAGTAAGTTCAGTTAGTCTTACTAGTTCAGTCTGAATTGCTTCTGGTTGTAAGTTTGCTAATGTTTCTTCTGCTTCAAGTAGTCTACTGTAGAGTTCAAAGCCTCCCCATAGTCCACCGATTATAGTACCAAGTAAAGGAAGCATAATCATAAGTTTTGAACCACTCATTTTTACACCTGCATATTCTACTTCTGCCATTTTATTTCTCCTATTTTTCTTTTAATTTATATTGGCTGTATATCATTTCTTTTAGTTTCTCTTGAGTATTTCCAGCCATCATGTAAAAACTCTGTACGTTATCAACATTCTTTTGTCCTTTGTACACTTGCGAACTACCATACCATGCTTGTTGGTCTGCTAATTGTATTTGGCTAGTGTACTCACTAAAGCCTGCTGTATAACCAATATAAGCAACAGCAATAGTTTGGTCGCCATATTCATTGGAGTCCTCATTACCTGCTTGTATTGTGTCTAATTCTGCTTGTAAGTTTGCGGCGGCAACTGTTGCTCCCATTGTATCTGCTAAACTTTCTACTGCGTCTGATTGTCGTTGCTCTTGGAACGTAGGTGCTTCAACTTCAAACCTACTGTAATCTGCCGGTGCTTGGCTTAGGAATTCTGTTAAGCCTGTGCCACTACTTAATGCTGTGGTTAGTTCATCTTCAAACTGTATGTCTGCTCCACTTATGCCACTTGTACCGTCATCGAAGTTTTCTACAAACTGTAGTGTTTCTTCTTGTTGTACTGTTTGGGCATCAGCTGAACTTTCAGCAACTGTAAATGCACCAGTATCAAATGATTCTGTTACACTTGTTGTAGCACTGAAACTTTCTTGTCCCATGCTTTGCTCTATTTGTTCTTGGAAGAAACTATCACCACTTGTATCTTCTTGTGCTAACATTCCTTGTCCGCTGTCCTGGCTACCATTTGAATTTTGTGACTGGCTTGAACCGTCATTGCTTTGAGCATAACTACCACTGCCGTCATTACCACTGCTATTGCTACTGCCTGATCCATCGTCGAAACTACCTGAGCCGTCATCAATACTACCTGAGCCGTCATCAATAATATCAGCAATAAGTTCTTCAACAACTTCCTGTGTACTACCACCGTCGCTACTGTTAAAGTCTAAATTAAATTGTGCTACACTAACACTCATTACACCTGAACCAGCATTACTAAGAAACTGGGTGTCTGTTTTTTGTTGTTCTTGTCGTTGTTCTTGTCGTTGTTCTTGTGCCTTGGGTGTAGTAGATTCTGCTACTTGATAATCGCCTGGGCCTTCTTGAAATTGTTCTTCATGCTGTTCTTCATGCAGTTCTATGTCAGCATACACTTCATTTCTAAAGTCGTCTAATTCGTCTGCACTTAATATGTCCTCCAATCCTTCTTCTTTGATAAAGGCTTCGAATGCCTCTTCTGGATCAAGGTCAAAGTATGCCTCTTCCTCATACATTCTTTCGTTTTCAAATGCTATTAGTTCATCTTCCGATAAGTCAAAAAATTCTTCAAGCTCACATGTAGGACATTTTTCAAAATCCTTTGCTATCATTTCTTCGTACATCAGTTCTTCTTCGTCTGAATAAACTTCATACACTTCATAAGCGTATTCTTCATCCATTAGCATGTCAAATGATTCCCAATCCATCTCTCCACTCTCGTCAAATACTACTTCTTTGCCGTACCACTCATCTACTTGATCTTGTCCAAATTCTTTTAGATCGTATTCATACCAATCTTTTGATGTCCAGCTGTATGCGTCTGGTCCAAACTCTGCTTCAAACTCTGCTTCCCACATATCTTCTTGTTGCTGGTATTCTTCTGTACTCCATATATCACTGCTTGTATATCCATCTACCCAGCCGTTTTCTTCTGCTTCATTCAACATAAACTCGTCATGCATTTCATAGTTGTAATCGTCTTGTCCTATAATTTCATAAACTAAGTCGCCTGGGTTGTTACCTTGAAATTGTATGTTAGGATCATGTCCTAATGCTAGTAGGTCACCTTGGCCCATTGTAATTAGTGTGGCTTCCTGCATACTTAAACCTTGACCAACTAACATCTGTTGTTCTTCACTTAAATATTCAAACTTTATATCGTCATCTTGCATTGGGTCGTATTGGTCAGGAACATATATGCCATCTTCATTCAAATAAAAGTTATCGCCGGACGTATTATTCATGCTATCATAATCCACATTAGGATCATATCCATCGGAATAATAAGAGCCATCTATACTAATTGTCGAACCATCACTTTGCGTAACTAATCCTGTGTTAGGATCATAGCCGTCCATGTTGCCAAATTCTTGTGGGTTATAATTAAAGTCATACGCTTCTCCTGTAGCATAATCATAATCACTGAAAGTTTCAAAAATACCTAATCCGGCACATTGTGGTAAGCTCGGATCTTCGTAACATGCATTTTCTTCTAAATATGTGTCTTCTAAGTCACCAAAGTATCCGTCACAGTCTGGACTATATGAACTATCGGAGAGGCATTGTTGTGCTAAGAAACTTATACTATATAAACTACATGATGTGCTAAAAAGAGGATTATTCTCACACTCTGCAGGCTGTACGCCATTACCGTCTTTGTATATTGCTCCGCCTTCTACGTTTCCTTGGTCATAGTCGTCCCATATAAAAAGGTGTCGTCCTTGAGTGCCGTCATTTGGGTTTATACAATCTGCACACCAACTATTATCACTAAAAAAGTATGCTTCAGTAAAGGAGTTCGAGTTTTTCTTTTCTCCAATTAAAACATTACTGTGACTAATTTCTAAGTTACCGTATATGTAAGCATAGTCATCGTTTTCGTCATCTGTGTTGCCTGGGCAATCTGTACAGTTTTGATTTAAAAGCACCACCTCAAACGTATTATGTGCGTTTGGATACATTGGATCAAATTTATCCGTATCTGCTGTTACGCCATACTCACGCATATAGTACCAGCCAAATGTAGCAAAGTTGCCCGAGTTATTAAAGAGCATTGTGCTATTAACCGGTGCTTGGGTATCGTATATTGTGCCTAAGTCTAAGTCACTCCAGAAAGGGAATAGTGTATCGTTCATTCCTGAAGAGGCACTTAGATGCTTTACATCATAACTACAGTAATCACTACTGCTAAACGCACTTGACTTCAACAGTTTTAAACAACCATTAGTACTCATTAAGCCGTGAGTGAATGTTTCGCCATGCCAGTCAAAATCAAAGCCAATAGCAAATGCTATATTACAACCTGTTTCATCTGCGGCGCCTTGACATAGTATTGAACCGTTGCTGTTGCCACCCTGATAATAGTCGCCAACAAGATTTACTAAAGGATAGCCAGTATTATCAGTCGTGTATCCTCCGTCGGCTTCAGATACTGTAGGAAATAAAGTTAGTACGCCTACAGCAAGTGCTGTTATTAAGCGTTTGATTCCCATTCTGCCTCACATTGGCCCGAACTTTTCTTCTTGCCTTTGCCTGTTTTCTTACGACATTTTTTCATGAACTTATCAAAGTCTTCGCCTGTGTTAAGTACATTCGAGTCTACTTTAGCCGATGACCTTGTGTTTTTCTTTCTGCCGAACCATCCACGTTTAGCATCTGCTCGTTCATCGCTATTCTCTGCCCATTGCTTAGTAGCCGCATCGCCAATTGCTCCCATGTAAGGACAAGGTGTTCCAGCCATTTCCATCGCTGTAAATACACGTTCGTCTTGACACATTAAACTAACTGCCGCAACCTTCATGCCCATATCGTATATAGTTTTACTTAACTTTATACGTTCACAGTTCATATCTCTAACTGATTTACCGCCACTTAGTCCAAATACTTGTCCTTGGAAAGCACCTGATATACCAGTTGTACATAAGTCTTGTGAGTAACTAGAACCAATGCTTGGTGCAATAGCACTAGCAGGTGGAGCCTTAGTTGTTATCTCTTGCTTAATAGTCTGGTCAGTCTTGTTGATGTTTTCGTTTTTATTAGTATTATTATTGGTGTTGGTATTGTTACTTTCTGACGTGTTGTCAGTTGTTACATTACTGTCACTAGTCGATGTATTATTATTGTTATTAGTATTATCACTGGTCGAGTTGTTATTGTTATTATTGGTGTTGGTATTGTTACTAGTACTATTTGAATTCACGTTCTGATCAATATTACTATTGTTCGTATTAGTGTTATTCGAAGTACTGTTTACCGTGCTATCACTAGTGTTATTATTGGTGTTGGTATTGTTCGAAGTGCTATTGTTGGTGTTGGTATTATTATTCGTATTAGCATTGGTGTTATTTGTTCCACCACTCGACACATTGTTGTTGGTACTAGTCGATGTATTATTATTCGTGTTCGTGTTCGCGTTGGTGTTATTATTTGTCGACGTATTATTATTGGTGTTGCTGTTGGTCGAATTGTTAGTATTGGTCGAATTATTCGTGTTCGTATTCGCGTTGGTATTATTGTTGGTATTATTGTTGGTATTGGTATTCGTGTTCGTGTTCGTATTCGCGTTGGTGTTCGTGTTGGTGTTCGTATTCGCGTTGGTGTTCGTGTTCGTATTCGCGTTGGTGTT